CTTCGGCCGCACCCGGTAGACGTTGCCGGTTCCAGTCATGGCGATGGCTTCCAGACGATTGGAATGCTCCCGCCAGAGCGCGCGCAGGAGGTTCCGCGACCCGCGCGGGAAATCCACCTCCATGCTGGCACCTTCGCGGCCGTTGAAAAACGTGCCGGACAGCCCGCTTTCGTGGTAGCAGGAGCGGCACATGCCGGTGCGGCTTGGGCGCGTGTCGTTGCGCGGAGTTCCGCAGACCGTGCAGAGCGGCTTGGGCATCTCGGCCTTGACCGGGCGCGGGTTAAGCCCCTTGGACCGGCGGCGCTCGGCGGCGCAGATTTTGCAGCGGAACCGGGTCCGCCCGAATTGATCTGCGCCATCCTTGTAGCTGTTGGCCTCAGTGCTGGGATGGCCACACTTGAACTCAGCCATGGCGCAGTTTCCTTTCGGCTTCCCGGTGTTCCTTGCGCTCGTGGCAGCGTTCCAACAGGTCGCGCTCAGGGGCAGGGAGCCAGCGGTTGCGGTGGGTGTGCGGGATGGCCGCAAGGATAAGGTCGCGGTTGATCATGCGGCCCTCACCACGGCCAGCTTGGCTGTCAGCGCGCTATCCTCGCCGGGGCCGATCTCGCGACCAGCCTCGCTCTCGGGATGGTGGGCGCGGTTCTTGGTCGCCAAATAGTCTTCCATGGCCTCAGCCGCCGCGTCGTGGTCGATCCCTTCGGGGACGCGCACCACAAGGAAGCCCTCGGGCAGCAGCAGCGAGAGCAACTCAACGGGAAGGGCTTTCTTGACCAGCAGGCGATACAGTGCCGCCACCGACATCGTGGCCGGTTCTTTGTTCGGGTCCTCGGGAAAGTAGGAGGCGACCGTCGAAGGCGTTTCCCATCCGCCGTCGAGCTGAACCTGCTTGAGCAGGATTCCACGGGCATTCATCTGGCGGCGGATCAGCTTCTGCCGCTCACGCACGATAGCGTTCTCGTCAATCATGATCCTATCGGACCTCCGCGCTATTGGGGGTGGAATGAACAGGGGTGAGATCATTGGTGGCGGCCGAGCCTGCCAACGGGTTGCGCCACCGCGCCCTGATCCAGCACAGCGTCAGGGCGATGGCCCGGATGTGGATGGCGGCAAGCTGGTTCTTGGGGAGAAGGGGGAGCATTCAGAGCATCCCCCACAAGTCATAGGCGGTCGCTACGAGCCCGAGGGCCGCGACACCGCGGAACACCGCCGCGAACCAGCGCTTGGCCGTGGCTGCCTGATAGGCATCATTGAGCCAGTCCAGGCAGCACAACGCCGTCGCGAGCAGGGCCAAGACGAGTGTGTGATGATGCTCCATCACAGCTTCCCCCACTGGCGAGCGGCATACCGAACGATGGGTTCAAGCAGACCAGCCGACCGCGCGGGCGGAACGTCCTGCGGTGAATACCGGAACGCATCGTCGCTGGGCCGTTCAACCTTTGGGAGAGGTGCGCGCGTGATCTGGAGCGCCAGCCCAAGGCCGAATCCGATTACCCCTGCGATTGCGTTTTCCATCCTAGACCCCCAGCCCCCTAAGGGGCGCTATTTCGCGAGCATTACGGTGATTGCGGCCAGACTGGCCGGGATGACGAAGGCGATCCCGAAGATGGCCCAAGTTATGGTTGTCGGGTCCATGGGTCAGGCGGCCTCAGAGGGGCGCGGCGTCTTCTCCATCGCCGCCAGCAAGGCATTCGCGCGCTCGTACTTGGCGAGGGTTATCGTCTTGCCGGCCTCAAGATCGGCGAGGACTTGTCCCCCACCCAGAACCTTGGCGGAAATGGTCGATGGAGATCGCTCTAGCTTGGCGGCCAGCGCATGAATGCGGGCGATCAGCTTTTGGGTTTCGGTCATGCGGCCATTGTGTAGAAAACTACGTACCGCGTCAAGTAGCTTTCTACGCTACGAGGAATGCGGCGGTCCGTGGCAAAATTTGGCCATGGATATGCGTGAGCGGATCAAGGCTACTATCGACGCCAACCCGGAATTATCCGTGCGCAGCGTGTCACTTGCAGCTGGTATGTCCGACAGTCTCTTGGGTAAGTTCCTCAAGGGCGATAACGACAGCATGACAATCAAGACGGCGGAGAAGCTGGCCGATGCGCTAGGCGTTGACGCCAGGTGGCTGATCTTTGGTGAGGGTGACGCGGATCGCGCAACGGACGTTGCCGCTCAGATTGAGCGGTTGTCCGAGGCCCAAAAAACACTGGTCGCTCAGTTGGTGGATCAGCTGAGACGGACTGGTACTGACGGCTGATCTGGATCGGGAGGCGGATTTGAACCGATACGAAGGGTGGTGGCAAGGTGCTCTTGCCGCCGTCGTGGCCATGTTGCTGTCGGGCAAGACGCCCGGCCTTGTTCAGCCCATCGTTGGTGCTGCGATCGGTGTTTGGCTGGTCCGCTGGTACAAGAAGCGGAACTCGCCCGACAACCCCACCCCCTGACCCAGCTGGGCGGGAACGAAAGATCGCTTGCCCTGTTAACAACCTATCAATATGATAGCCCCATATGAGCGTGCTACCGATGTTCAACGCCGTCACGATCCTCCGGGAAATCAGGAGGATCGCGGAAGACAGCAGCAACATCGTGTTGGTGAGCCATGGGCGGAAGCGGTCGAAGCAGCGCCGGATTAGCCGGCCTCAAATTGAATGCTGCATCCGCAAGGGCCACATAGAGGAAGGACCGTTCCTGAACATGCATGGAAACTGGCAAGTGGCCATGTGTCGCCGGGCGGCGGGGGAAGAAATCCATTGCGTTATCGCGGTGGACCTTCCCTCAAGAGTGCTGGTCATCACGACCTACTAGAGCAAGCTGGGAACGAGATATGTCTTACCATTATGTCGATAGCGGGCTCGACAACGTGTACCTGGAGAATGGGTATATCGTACATCAGACCCCCTATGGGGAAGGCGTGTCCATCCACGACACCGAGGGACTGCACCGGATGCTCGGCGATTGGCTGGTTGATCTACCACGCCCGCTGAACGGTGCCGAGTTGCGATTCCTGCGCGTCCAGATGGACATGACCCAAAAAACCCTCGCCAGTATCATGGGTGAGGATGAGCAGGCGCTGCGCCGTTGGGAGAAGGGAAGGAACAAGCCCATCCGGGGTTCCGCCGATCGGTTTGTTCGCGCCCTCTACAAAGATTTCATGGGCGAGGATGGAAGCATCCGCAAGATGGCGGAGCGACTGGCCGACCTCGACCAGGTGGAGGTCGTGCCCATCCGTCTGCGCGAAGACCACGACCACTGGCAGATAGCCGCCTAACCCAATCCCGACCCGATCCCCGGGACACCTTGCAGCCGCCCCGCTCACCCGGGGCGGTTTTCGTTTGTGCATTTCCTACAGGCAGCGAGGTGTGCCAGCGTGGGCGGGTGATTCGCCGGGGTCGCAGAAGTCGGGCGCGTAGTTTTCTACATTTATCGCTTGACGCGTAGTTTTCTACACGGCATAACGTCCTCAGCAACAGAGGACACGCCACCCGTGACGACCGCCACTCTCGAAAAGTTTGAGATCCGCAATCGCTGGACCAGCGCTGTCATGGTAACGGCGGAAATCAGCGTCACCCCGGACATGACCTACAGCGTCAAGCTGGGGCTGGCGGTGCAGTGGGCGCGCAAGAGCGGTGCCGACCTGAGCGGTGCCGACCTGAGCGGTGCCGACCTGCGCGGTGCCGACCTGCGCGGTGCCAACCTGCGCGGTGCCTACCTGAGCGGTGCCTACCTGCGCGGTGCCAACCTGAGCGGTGCCTACCTGCGCGGTGCCAACCTGCGCGGTGCCTACCTGAGCGGTGCCAACCTGAGCGGTGCCGACCTGCGCGGTGCCGACCTGCGCGATGCCAAGGATGCGGACTACGCTATCGCGCAGACCCGCATCCTGCCCGACGCTGGCGACGTAATCGGGTGGAAGAAATGCCAGGGCGGCGTGATCGTCAAGCTGCGCATCCCCGAGGATAGCCCCCGCTCACACGCATTCGGGCGCAAGTGCCGCGCCAAGTTCGCTGATGTTCTCGAAATCATCGGGGCGGACGAAGCGAAGTCATCGCACGATCCCAAGTTCATTTACCTCGTCGGTGAGCGGGTAGAAGCCGCCAACTGGTGCGAGGACTGGACGCGGGAATGCGCTGGCGGGGTGCACTTCTTCATCACCAAGATCGAGGCGGAGAGATACTGATGCCGATCTCCATTCTCACCACCGACCAGCTCGCCAAGGTCCGCGATGCGGCTTTGCGCAAGGCTGCGTTCTACGAAGCGCGCCCGATCCGCAGCGGCAACGAGCTTGTCGCCCAGTTCTACCGCCAGAACCAAGAGCGCCTGATCCGTGGCCTTCGCCACACCGCTGCCGATGCACAGGCGGCGATTGATGGGTGCGAGGAATCCATGCGCTCGGTTCAGGAAGAACTGGACGAGGACATGGACCTTGCCAGAGCAGCCGAGTCTTACGTACCGGCAGGTGCGGCATGAGGCTCTCTGACGCCCTGCGCGCCCTGTGCGGCAAGCACGATCTGACTGGCTTGTCCGTCGGCTTCAGCAAGCACCTCTACGGCACCAACTTCCACGCTTACGCCCATTGGGAGAACAGCGAGGGCCGGTGTGCTGGCAAGGATGGTGAAACCGCCGAGGACGCCATCCGCGCCACCATCGAGGAAGCCATCGCGATGCGCGGTAACACTGTGTTCGTGCCGCCGCTGATGCTCTCCGAAGAGGAAATGGCGCAGCTTACCGCCGAGGATGAGGCTTATGACAGCCTGTGCCGAGCAGTTGAGATCGCTGATAGTCGGGAGGAAGTAAAGTGAGCATCGCGGCCCGAGACAGGGCTCTGTCCGATCTGCTCGTAGCAGCCCGCATCGCCGCCGAGGAACTCGAATACTTCATTGAATTCTCAGTAAAGCAGTGTGAATTCGAAGGGGACGAGGATGCCGCGCGAGGCTCTCTGAACGCACTGCGCATTGCAGCCCACTGTGCAGCACATTTCCTACCCCAGAAGGCTGGGGATTGTCCTTCATCCCCAAACGGGCGTCACCAGATAGACACCAGCATGGAGAGCGGTCCTAGCAACTGCTTCTATTGCGAAGGGCGAATGCCGTGATCGAACATACTTTCATCATCCTGTTCATCGGCTTCGTGCTGGGCGTAGTTGTTGGAAGGTTTTTACCATGAAAGAATCCACCTACAAGGGCTGGCAGATCAGCTTTGACATGCCGCCGATCCCGTTTCGCAACTTCGACTGGACGGCCACTTCGCCAGACTTCGATGCTGATTGCGATCAGAACGGTTTTTTCTGCTGCGCAGGCCATCAGGTCCATGCGGCGACCTACGAAGATCTTCTTGAAGAGATCGAGAACTGCATCGCTGACGAGGGGGAATCCTCAAAGGAACTCTCTGATAGTCAGGGAGAGCGGTGATGGAGGATCTACCCCGC